TGCAATTTTAATAAAAAATTCAGTTTAGGGGCCTGAACCCCTAAAACCAAATTTATCCGTACTTGGCGGTGAAACGAAACGAGAGGATAAGCGATCAAACTCAGTCTGCCCTTGTGGGGTTTTCCGAGAATTGACTACAACTCCCATTTCTCAATGCTTCTTAACAATACTATTATAGTACCAATTATAACCTTATTTCATCGGAGGTTATTTCTTGTATCCCTGATAAACCGAAAACTCGAGGGATTAGCTTTATAGTGCGCCACACTGGTAGCTAAGGGCTACCACCTATGTATAGTAGAGGGGAGGAATAGAAACAAACAACCCAAAATTTACGTCGTCTGCTCCTGCCCTCATAAATGCGGGACTAATATCGTCCCTGGCCGCCGGTGTATCGACAGCCTGTGTTACCACTACCACAACTTCAGTAGCACCAGGATTCCTACCAAGAATATTTCTTGTAGGTCCACTCATGTGGAGGATTCCCAACCTGGAATGGGATTTATTATACTGTGGGAAACTAAATTCAATACTAGAATTCTCATCCATAGCAGCAAATACATAATTACTAGCCATTAAATTCCTACTCAGCGGTTGGTCATCTCCTGTTGCTTGCTGAGCAAGTGGTTGAGCATAAGTACCAGAACTTGGATATCCAGTATATGCCACCCAATTACCTGTCTGTACGCCATCGGGTATTGACTTATATCGTACACCACCTCGACTATACATGAACATACCATTAAGGTCACCATATAAATCATTCCATCTAGTGACTGCGGTTGCAGGTGCAACTACATCAGAGCTAAATGGTCTTATTGTAATAGTATTCCCTGATGGCTTAGCTTCAATTTGGTAACCCAATGAATGATACTTTTTAAGTAATGTTCTCAAATTGATGATTTTCTCACCAATCGCGGCTGATGCTGTACTAACTTGAAACTTAGTATCTGCCATATTTCCAACATTACCCGTAAAGATCTCACACGTATGTGATTCGTTCAAAGGTGACTGTAAGGTCACAGTTGAAGGATAAACAAAAGGGGTACAAAGCGGTACTGAAAATTCCATATCAGGAGCACCTGATACCTCAACTATAAATTGTATATTTGATGGTACAGTGCTAGGAGCTACTAATTTATCAATAACCCCCATTTTCAAGCGACCAGTAGAGAAAACGTTTTCCAGGTATGGAGTTTCATTTATGTATGGTACTGTTATAGTAAATTCACTATGTTCCCTAAGATCAATAATAGTTCTATTAGTATAACCACTGTTGGCAGTGGTATTTACTGCAGAAAAAGAATTGAACTGATCAGGCATAAACCAGACTGCCACTCTTCCTGAATGGAACTCTGTTTTAACAATCTTGAATTTATAAACGATACCACCTCGCCAGTATTTAAACTTGCGAGAAATGTAACCCAATGGTCCAGTATCAAGTCTGTTGTGTGCTGAATCTACTGATAAATTTCCAATCTTTGGCGTTACTGGAATATCAAGAATGATATCATTAACAAGATTAGAAGAGGACAAAGTGTACGTATTATAATACGTTGGAATACTAATGAAGTTAGCAATATCCAATTCATCCTTGTCAGTTCCAAAAGCACCTGGCAGTACATCCACTTGATTATCACTTTGCAATGATAAAGGTGGAGTAAAATCAGCTTTGTTGACATTAGTTGAACCATAAAGTCTAGATCTCATTACTTGAACACTCGGTGCCAAATTGGCAGGAGCCGACCATCCGAATACTGAAGCCGAATTACCAATAATATCTGATGCCCATGCGAGCTTTGAAGAATAATCACCCAATACAGGTACTGGATTAAAATACTTAGCAGCTCTTGAGACTTGAAAAGCTAAAGACGAAATAGGTCCCACTCCAGCTTGCTCCGCTTCTACATCAGATGCACTTTGATTCTTCTTTTTAATAGAAGATTTAAATCTTGGGGCTTGCAACTCGAAAGGAACAACCCTTCCGATCAATTCAACATCTTCGAAATGAGCCCATAACGTATAAGAGCAACTTGTAGATCCAGAGACACTTTCCATAGCAGAGTATGGGAATAGTCTCAAAGATCCAGTATCTCTTTCATTATCGAGATTTCCGAAAACATAAAAATCGGAAGCCATACTGAATGGAATTTCCAGTACAGCTGTTGTATCACAATTTAAATCAATGTCTACACCAGGAAGATTTGATCGTTGAACTAAAGTAGCAGCGTGCTGTGCAACCCATAATGTTGCATCAGCTCCTCTACTCCCACCCAACGGCACGTAACACAAACGATAACGTCCTTGCTGAAATCTTTCAGCATTGACATTCAAAGTAAATACCAATTTAAAACGCATACCGTAATAACCTTTGATTTTGTCCTTGAAAATATTATTAGTTAAAATTTCAGTAGGACACAAAATCTCCGGAAAGGTGGTGGATGTATCCGAGATGGATAAATCACCAGATTGTATGACTTTAGGTACTCCCAAGAAAGTTTTAATATCTTGAGGAGTATCTCCAGAAGTATTACTATAATAATTTCTGGAGATTACTGAAGGCATAGCAGTTTTGGACACATTAACGCCTGCGTCCTCGACGAAAGTGGTGATACTATCACGCACTCGTGTGCCAGCAACTTCGGATGAGTTAACTGGCGTGTTTTCCACGCTTTGAGAGGTGGACATCTCTGTTTGTTTTGCAGCAAGTCAAATTTTAAATCATTGAGCTGACTCAGGCTCAAAAATCGAGAAGGGGTTCCTGGATATTGTGAGGGCTGCTCACGGTCCATCCTGGCAGTAGGGGTAAATACCCCAGACCTTTAAAAGTACACGGGAAAAAGAACTTTGTTTAACCTTCTTTTGTATAATTCTTTTAACATCGCAATACTTAGTATCTCATGCAATACATGAGCACATCTGCTAAAGGCTAGCAGTACCCTGTCTTTTGGCAAGACAGACGCCGTTGTTTTATAGTTATAAATTGTAATAACTTAACGCTTAAATAGCGTTAAATCCCAATTCATTAACCATTAAAACTTTCTTACTCTTAAAAATTTGAGTCTGTTCTATAGCTATCGCTTTGGACGAAAGAGACTTTCGAATGGCTTTGGCATAATAATTAAAGGTTTCAGTGTCGTGAATTGACAATTCACGTATGAATACATTTAAGTTATCATAAAATATTTCCATTCCGTTAGCTTTCTTGGTCCAGCACGGTATTTCTAGAATAGATGATAAATCTAGTGGTCCTACGTAGCATCCGAGCAATTTCTCGAATCTAAAGCTACGCTTGAGAAAACTAACCTCTGTTAATTTCCTCCAGGGTTTATCAGCTTTACCCTTTAATTCAGTAGTGTATTTAAGACCACACTCTGCCATTAAAGGAGGTAAAACTAACTCATTAAATTTATCCGCGTATCTATCATGCACTGAAAATATATTATCATCTCCAGTAACTTGAAGTTCAACACACTCATTAAAAACTAGATTTTGCTCACTAAAAGTCTTAAAGAAACAATATCTAAATGCTAAATGATTGTACATGCAATTAATGATAATGGTCAAAGGATGACCTGATGGTAAGCTTGAAGGCCACTCATAGATGACATTAGAAAATATATGTCTTGAATTAGTTACTTCAAGCCACAATGTTTTCCTAATCATTGAATTTCTTTCTCCATCATCATACCACTCATTTATAATATCAAGAATGATATTGTGAATTTGTGGTTGCTCACTGCCATCAAAGCCTGAGAAATCTCCGGCTCCAACGTAAGGATCTGAATAACGAGAAAATCTTCCCAACCTGTTAGCTAAACAACTCCAATCGGCTGATAAAGGATTTATCGCTATGCAAGAACCATTATCAATAGATCTCTCAAACATAAATTTAGAGAATGCACCAAAGTATTGTTTGCACGCAATCAAGTACTCAAATGGTCCCCCATTAAAAAGCCGGGTTTTTCCATCCCGAACTTTTTCAATGGTTCTACGTTCATCCTTGAGATTGTCAGTAAATACCCACAATCTTCTCTTACCTAAACTAGCATCTTCAACAATAGAATCTATAGTTTTGGAAAAGTCATCAAAATGAACGTTTGAGCTATCTCGGACAGCTGTATCACCCAGTAATAAGTGCTTTATATTAACTAGATTATACTTTAGAGGATATCCAACACTACTAGCTGAATTAACAGCGTCATAGTATTCAATTTCTTCATCTCCCCACAATGCAACCTCAACTGAAAGAATTTCTTTAGTTGTGACTCTCAGAGAATTTAAGAAACAAAAATAATCATCTTTGGCTTTATCCAAAATCGCAGGATCAACTAATATTGATTCTGTACAATATTTGGACATAGCAACTTCAAATGGATCTATGCCCCCTTTTGGACGCAACAAAGCAGGAACCTGCTTAGATATATAAAAATCTTCCATGCCATATAACGGTGAAGCTCTTATTTTTGTTACTCCATAAGGATCATGTCTATGCTCTGATTTACCAAGAATAGCATATTTTTCAGAAACAAATGGTGGAATAGCTTGAAATTCCAATTCAGTAAATTCATCCACTTCATTGGCTTCAATATCAAAAGGTCCCATATCGGTTAAACACTCAAGAAGGGCCTCATAGGTGACTAGACCTGCATAAGCTTTTCTGACACCTGATATCTTTGCGCCAGCAAAGTGGATTCCTATCAATCTTCTGTTAGAACCTGAGTTCGTTCTTAAATAGATAGGAGTTCCACAATCACCAACTCTAGAATCAGCTGCATAAACTAGTGTCTTTGGTAGGGAATAATCCACACCATCGGCGCTAAATCTACAATGCTCGATGTGAGCTGTAGTATGTTGAACTACAGAATCCTTCGGAAACTTCAAACAAATGTCAAAAGTGTGTTTCATCTTTGTCAATTGTTGTTCAGTGATAAACCTGTTGGTAATATCACGAACAGCTCTACACTGTCCAAATTTGATCAAAGCTGCATGTGAATCAATCAAAGCTAATTCACTAGTACTTTTTAGCACATTTTCCAAAGTATCATAAGCTACCGAAGTACCACTGAGATCTCTTACTAAGAATTCCGAAGAATTTTCGAATCGACCTTCCTCAATACCAGTTAACCACATGTCAAAGAAGTGACGTGGTATTAATCCAATACCAGTCTTGATGCAGGTGGTTAAACCAACCCAAACTTCTTCGTCATTGGTCTTTATAAACATATTGAAAACATTCTTGTTGTTGACACTGTTTAAAGTCTCAAAACCTGAAACATCTGCAGATTGCATGACTAAAGATTCTTTGGCTTCCTTAATGGACATTTTTGCTATTTTTGGTCTAGCACGAGCTGGATTATCATAAAACATTTGTAAATCAGTATTATCACTTCCAAAAAACATTTTAGAAATGACACCTGCAACAGCAACAATTGAAACTGAGAGAATGACAATTGGTTTCTTCATAAAGTTAATTATGTAAGTGGAGATATGCTTTAAGAATTCAAAACCCTTTGACGCAATTGAAATTAATCCATCATAAATGCTTGGTCTCTTAATATAAGTATTCCGAGGCTTAGCAAATTTTAATGGAATGAATTCAAATATTTCATAAATGGGCTCATTATCCAAAAATATTGACCTAAAAACGTCAGCATCATAGTAAAATACTAAGAATGCTAGATAATAATTAGAAACACCAATGGCATCGCGAATATCAAACATCTTAGATAAACAATTACTTTCTTTAATAGGATAATAGAGATCGAGCTCTACCACCAATTTTTCAAATTCAGTACCCAGGCCATCAAATTGTGCGTCCAAAGACCGGACGATATTAAATGATCTTTCACTCGATTTTTGTTGAAGCTTCATACGATTAGCCAAAATACTACTTACTTGACCAACTTCAAAGATTAATGCATCTTGTGTTGGATCTCCAGATATATTGTCAACGAGAACATCAGTAAATTCTTCATAAAATCCAATTTTGGATTTGTTGAGTTCCTTCAAGTTTTTAATTTTGTTTTCAATATATTCTTCAAGAGTACCATCCTTAGCTTTATCATAGACTCTTTTTTCTTCAATGTATATACGATTAGTCAATTCGGCTAAATATATATCACGATGAGAAGCAGAGCCTTTGTGATTAATCTTAATATCACTCAAGCGATGAGCGTATTCCTCTGGAGATTCCCAAGCGGAATGGATAGGATACCTATTAAATTTAAGGTCCTTATTCTCAGCTTCGTAGTAATAGTCGCCTGGAGCTTGGAACTCAACTTTTGAAGTAGGAAAAAATTTCTCTCTACAAGCGTCAGCTGTTAAATTGAAATTTGATTCATGTAATTCCTTCCATTTTGATCTATTATCATAAGAAATTTTCATTTCTCTGACAATATCATCAAAGTCAAAAACTCTACCAGTAGGTTTGCACTTTGCATCAACCTCATGAAATGAGAAATGAATTGGCAAAGGATTCGAAGTTCCATTTTCATCCTTTGGTACCTTAGAATAATCAAGCTTCTTCTTA